CTTCGGTGAGGCTGGGGATGCTGATGCGCGGGGTCACACGCATGATCGCGGCGACATCCAGCTGCAGGAGCTCGGCCAGGGAGACGCCGCGCAGCTCGCCGGCGTTGGGCTTGCGCAGGGTGATCTGGGCGATGGTGGTTTCGCCGCGGGTGATGGGCTGATCGAGGACGACGACGTTGTCTTGGGGGTTATCGCTCATGGTGGTACTCCAGGTAATAGGCTAGCGCTGACCCGCCGTGGCGGGCCGGAAAATGGGAGGGATCAGATACCGAGGGCAGCGCGTTGCTTGGCCAGGCGGTCTTCACCGCCGACGGTCTCGACGAAGTTGAGGAGGTCGATCTCGATCACGGTCGTGCCCGCCACGATCAGCTTGTAGTAGCTGCAGGTGGTGGTGATCTTGTGCTCGGTGTCCTCGCCCGGAGTGGCTTCGCCCATCTCGATGGTTTCGTGGCGGCCGCGGACCACTACCTCGACGGCGGTGTCTTCGCCGGTGTCGTCCTGCTGGTAGGTCCCGGTGAAGCGCAGGGGTACGGCTGCGGCGCCCACGGCGCCGAATTGCTTTAGGGCGGTGAGATCCAGGCCGCCCAGGGTCCACTCCAGCTGGATGCCGTCGTCGGAGAAGCCCAGGTCGGCCTTGACCGGGCCGTTCATGCCGGCGCCGCGGAAGGCTTCCATCTTGCGGCCGAGGGTCGGCAGGGTGCAGGACTTGGCGACGCCCAGGTAGGAGTGGCCGTCGTTGAAAAGCATCATGTTCTTGAGTTTGCGGGGCATGGCCATGGGGGCAGCTCTCCAGAGGGCGCCCTAGGGGGCGCTGGATATTCAGGGTGGGGATCAGGCGTTGACCCGGCTGGCGAAGTCGACCAGGAAACGGTCGGTGATGCGCTGGCGCAGGGTCAGGTCTTCCAGTGGCGGGACCGGGGTGTAGTCGTAGTCCAGGAAGAGCTTGCCGGCCTTGAGCGTCTCCTTCTCGTTGGCGTCGGCGTCGTACCAGCACTCGCCGCCGAGCAGGTAGCCCTGGCGGGTCAGCTCGCGGAACTTGGCGTTGATGCCCTCGACGATGTCGCGCACCAGGCTCGGGTGCATGGGGCGGTCATTGGCCCAGAAGTGCGCCTCGGCCATGGTGTCGGCCAGCACCTGGGCGGTGCGGGTGTAGTTCTCGAATGCGAACAGCGGATCCTCGCTGGTGGTGCGCGAGCCCCAGAAGCGGTAGCCGTCGTGGTTGATCAGCGTGGTCACCTCGTTGCCGTTGAGGTAGTCGCTGTCGGTCGCGGTGTTCTGCAAATCCCAGAAGACGTCCTTGCTGATACCGGTCACGCCGTCCACGGCCACGTTGGACAGGGTCTTGTGCCAGCCGGTGCTCTGGTCCAGCTGGGCGCGCAGGCCCAGGGCCCGGGCGGTGGCGTTGGCGGTCACAGTGGCGTTCTGGACGGTGGACCAGGCCAGGAAGTCCGGCCAGTGGAGCATCAGCTCACGGGCGCCGAACTGGTTGCGGTAGGCGACGGCCTCTTCCTTGGTGGCGCAGCCGTTGCAGCTCGCATAGACGAAGCCGCGCAGCTGCTTGGCGATCGCCACCATGGCGGTGGTGACGGCCTGAGTGTCGAGCCCGGGCACGCCCAGGATGCGCGGCGTGATGCCCAGTTGGGCCTTGGCCGCGAGCAGGGCTTTCATGCCGGTATAACGGCCATTGGCGACGCCGCCGATGATGTTGCTCTGCAGCTCGGCTGCATTGGCGCCATCGGCCACGCGGACCACGACGGTGACCGGCTTGGACTGGTCGGCGATCGCCTGCAGCGACTCGGCCAGGGTGCCTTTGGTGCCGGCTTTGCCGACAGCGCCCTGGACGTTGGTCAGCAGGATGGGGGTGTTGAGTGGGAAGGCGTCGGCATCGGCATCGCTGCCGGTGCAGACCATGCCGATGACGGCGGTGGAAACGGTGGAAATGGAGCGGGTGCCCTGATTGATCTCCAGGACACGCACGCCGTGATGGTAGTCAGCCATGAGGGGTTGCCTGCGCAGGTGGGTAGGTGACGCTGCACAGGCTGGCGGATCCGCGCGCGCGGGTCGCGGGGCGGGAGTTGTAGCGGAGCCCGCTACAAAATGCCGACCGCCATCAGGCGGCCGGAGTGGGCTCCTGGTAGCCCTGGGCGGAGAGGTAGCCGGTGGTGGCGGCCGGATCCGGGCTGGTTGGCCAGTCGCCTTCGGCTGGGACGGCGCCGATGGTGTCAACGCGATTGAGCAGCACCCGATAGGTCTTCCAGGACTTGAGCGCCGTGGTCTCAGCCTCGGTGGCGATCTCCAGATCCACGGCATCCTGCAGGGCGTTGACCTGGTTGCTGGCGTACTGCAGCAGCAGGGCGCGCTTGCGGGTGGCCAGGGCCTTGGCCGCGGCCAGTTGCGCGGCTTCGTCCAGCTGCCAGTGATCGTCCTGCCAGGTGTCGAATTCGCTCAGGGGCGCCACCAGGGTGTAATCGCTGGGCAGGGGGCCCAGGAGTGCCCACTGGCGTGGCTCGCCGGTGCCGGTGTGGTAGGCGGTGGCACCGCGGTGGTCCTCGACCTCGATCCAGGCGTCATCGCGGCGCACCAGGGCCATGCCGTGGCTCGGCTCGCGTGGATTGTCCAGAGTGCTGTGGGCCGGGATGAGCCAGACATCCGGCTCCAGCGGGCTGGGATCCGCCGACGTTTTGCCCAGGAACTCACCGGACACCGGGTCGAAGGTGGCCACCTGGGGAGCCAGGCGGTCTTGCCACCAGGGAAGCGCAGCGGCCTGGGCGGGAAGATCCAGTCTGACCAGCAGGTTTTCAGAGTCGGTATTGGTCATGTGGTCGATCCTCAATACTTGATACAGGCGAGAAACGCCATGTTGCGCGGGCGAGATTCGTTGCCGCCGGAGGCGGCTACGGTGATGGTGTGGGTGTGATCGCCCGCGGTGCTGGTGCCCTGACTGGCTTCACCGGAGTAATAGGCCTCATCGCCATACACCGCGTTGCCAGCACCTTCCGGGGCGCGGTCCTGCTTGAACGACATCGTGTGCTGGTGGGCACCGGCGTTCGCTGCGGTGGCGCCGTGGGTGTGGCTCAGGTTCTGGCTGGCTTGGTTGCTACCTAATACACGCCCACCATCCACGCCGCGGCCATCGTCCCAGCCGCGTATAAATTCGCCGCGTCCGTCCGGTAAGTTAAAGGTCGTAGAGCCATCGCCGGCGCCGTAGCCGGTTCCAATGATCGCAAACAGTGCCGCATATGCCGTCCGGCTCACAGCGGCACCATTGGCCTTGAGGAAGCCGGCCGGCGCCGAGGTGCTGGCGAAATAAACGACCTCCGCCGTCCGGCTGCCCACAGCGTCCATGACGAAGGCGGTATTGGCGCCATCGTTCGAGTTGTCGCCGCGCGGTTTGGTCGGCATTTCGATGCCATTGCCTACCACGACCTTGCCGGTATCCAGCCTGACCGAGAACGGACGCAGCGAGTTGTAACCGCCATACTGATCAGCTGAGGCGGTGATCATGAGCCACAGGTAATTGCCGTCGTTGCGCCAGAAGGTGCCGTAATTGCCGGACACGATCCGATAACAGTTCGACGACAGCGACCGAACCTCACCGCCCGGGGTCACGCTCAGCAGGGACGGGTTCCACGTTGCCCCGTTGTCGCCGTTGTCCCATTCCAGGAACAGGTTGTTGCCATCGGTCTTCCAGCGCGAGGACTTGGCGCCGCCAGTCCGATCGAGCATGGCCACGGTGGGCGCATAGCTCATGACGGAGAGGCCACCCGTGCCGTCGCCAGCATCGCTCTGGACGCATAGGCTGGCCCCGCTGGGATCGGTGATCCAGCTGCTGCCCGGCCGGATCCGCGTCTTGACCACGTACTCCATCTGGTCCTGGTCATTGAGGCCGCCGAAATAGGCGCGGCGGTCTGCGGTGGCCGAGCCGCTGGGCGTGAAGAACCAGCGAGGCCGCCAGCCGCCGTTGCCGTCGTTGACGCCCTGATAGCACAGCGTGGTGATACCGGCACTGTTGCGGTATTCGAGCGACAGGTTTCCAGCGGCTTCCAGGTTCTGCAGGGTGACCAGCTTCCAGCCGTTGCCCGTCGTAGTGCCCTTGAGCACATGATCAGTCTGGTCCTGGAGATCGGAAAACTTGCCGGTTCGGGCAACGTTGGCCAACTGGTCGGCGAATGCGAATTCGCGCCACGCATACCAGGTCGCGTCGTGCCGCACCCGAACGAACGTCCGCCCACGACCGCCCGAGGCGCCGAAGACTTCGGTGGCCACCTGGGTCAAGCGAGCAGCAGAACCCGGCAGGCCGTGGGTGAAGACCTCGAATGCCACCCGGGCCGCATCCGCCGCACCGGTCACCGGCCAGTTCAAGGCCGCTCCGGCGGTCACGACGTCTTCACAACGGATCATCCCTCCTACCGGTGCGTCGTTGAGGTTTATGGCGTTGTTCTGTACCGGCGCCGCGCCGGCCAGCCCGTAGGCTGCCATCACGGCCTGAACAAAGGCGGTGGTGGCGATCTGGGTGGTGTTGGTGGCGATGCCCGCCGTGGGCGCCTTGGGCGTACCGGTCAGGGTCGGCGATTCGGTGTTGGCCTTGAGCCCCAGCGCCGTGGCCATATCGGTGGCGTAGTTCGGGTTGTTGCCCAGGGCGGCAGCCAGTTCGTTGAGCTGGTTGAGCGCTTCCGGCGAGCCGTTGACCAGGGCAGCGATCGCCGCCTGGACGAAGGCCGTCGTGGCG